ACTCCACAGCACCAAACCTCCCAAATTCCTTTGCAAGAATGTTGGAAACGACAGAGTTTCGCACCTTCGTCATCAAGACGAGGCAGCCATCACCATCAGCTGCGCGGTTATATGATCCTCGAATATTTGTGACAATTATCCTTTCTTGGAAAGGTATGGCATTTGGATAAAATAATAACCCTGCACCCTTTCCTTCTGCACCAAGGATGTCTATATTGCTGAAAGACATCTCTTTTCCGTCCGCAACAGCTATATGATGGCCGCTTGCATCAGCATTTCCACCCTTGTTGGCACGAATACGTATGTCGGTGATATAGCTATTGTCTGCGCTATCTAGGGATATGATATTCCCAGAGGAGTCCAGTTTCTTGATTTCAGCGTCAATTCCTTTAAGGAATAGTCTTGATACTGCAAATGGATTTCCTAAATACAATCCTTTTGTAAGAGTAACGGGGCCAACAAAAGCTTTATTCAACGCATCTGAGTCATCGGATAATCCATCCGATTTCGCACCATAGTCCTGTGGGGTTCGGAGTTCCCAACCCTTATCTTCCATGGTTCTCTGAACGGCGCCTGTTCCCTGCTGGCGGAATCCGATTATTTGGGAACCGTCATCCTCAGCAAGATCCAATCGGAGTTGATCCAAATTTACCGAAAATTCAAGGACATTACCGGTTCGCTTGAAATATCGTGTCCGAGCTCCAGAATGCGTCTCGTCATGGGAAATCTCCAAAAGCATGTCATCTTGAACGGATGACAAGGAAGACATAGCCAAGGCATATGTTCCAAACGTTGGAACGGTATTAACGACAATTTGCTGAGCCCTATCAGCAGATTCCTGGGCGTGATCAGCTGCATCGTTAGCCTCTTGAATAGCATCAGCTATTGGGCCGGAATCCGTTGCATCGTCTGGGTCAAACGTCAAGATCACATCTTCCTCAAGCACATTCAGGCCAGAAGAATCTGTGCGCAGGCTGTAGCGTCCATTTGCAGCATAGAACTCAAACGTCCCATCCTGGGCCGTCTTCAGCGGATTTCCAGCCGGAATAGTCCCGGCTCGATCGAGAAAAATAGTGGCATTCGCGCCCGACTCATCGAGCACAGTAATAGAAGCGCCGCGCACGGCTGCGCCGCTGACCGAAGTCAGATTGCTTTTGTATTTCTGCATGGCTTGAAGAGGTAAGAGTTAAAGGGCGCGAATGACCCAAACGCCGGTTGCGGACTTCATGCGAGCTTCGGTGCCGCCATCTGAAGAAATGGTTGCGATATGTGCGTGACTGCCTGCACCATTGGTAGTGCCACCGAATGAGTGGGCATGCGTTCCTGAATCAGTAGTTGGTATGTTTTGGGTAACACCACCGATGCCGCCATCAAATCCATTGCCAGGTTGTCCACTTGATGTGTTGACGTCAGGAACACCATGGTTGTGAGAACCGCTGCTGCCTGTAGTGCCTCCAAATGAGTGGCCATGCATTCCTGCGGCATCGATAGTTGCTCCATGCGCATGGGCCTTGTTTTGGCTGTCCTGCATGGCGCCAGCGGTCCCAGTGGATGCAGCCCCATCACCACGCAAAGCAACAGCGCCAATTGAGTTCGTCTGCTTTCCGTTGAGATCGGGAAATCGGAAGGTGCTTGATCCATTCCCAGTGGAGAAACTGCCGCGCAACGATGGATTACCTTGCCATGAAGCCTCTGTGACCAGAGGCATACCACCGCTAGACACAAGAGCCCAGAGGCTTGGGTAATCAGCCCGATTGGCTTCCTGACCATCCTGTGGCTGGTGCTTTGATGGAATGTGAGCGCGGTTTCCACCCCACCATTGGGTCATGCCGATGGCCGGCGCTGCGTCCCTCACCAAGTCGCGCAACTGGGCAATGAATGCCGCGTGCGAGCGCAGGTAGTTGTCCAGGTTCGGAAAGACCTGCTCGGAGCCTGCCGGGGAGTTATCCGAGGCAACAGGGTCCAGGTCATCAATGCTGCTGGGTACTGGCATGGCGTTTTGTCATGAAAAAACCCGCCAGGGCGAACCATGGCGGGTTGAAGTTGAGGACGTTTTGGAGCTGCCTGTTACCACCAGCGAATGGCGTAGATCAGTGCAGCGGCACCTCCCATGGCGGCGCCAACGGAGGCAATGACATAGGACCAGGCGACGCGGGATGCGACTTGCTTGGCGCCTTTCTCATCGAGTTGTCCTGTAATGGTCATCTTGGTAAACTTCACGGACGTTCTTCTCCTTGCTCTCTTCAAGGGGTGGAAACAAGAAAGCCCCAGGCGCTGGACACGCTCTGGGGCTTTCGCTTTAGGGGTTGTGGGTTAAGTCAACAGTTTCGAATCGGACATGACGTCCTGGGGACAGAGACGGTCAAGCCAACCTCCTCCATATCAGGTGGTCCTATTGCTGGGGCCAATTGCTCGCGATGCTGGTTTGGTACTATTCAGGCTATTTCCTGCTAGAAGTGAGGCGCGTGATGGATGCTTTCTGGGTGATGCTGTTGAAGCCGGTGATTGCGATTGCCTTCTTCACTCTCATCATTGCCCCCATCACTTGGGCAGCTTGGAAGCTGATCCCAGACGGCCCACTCAAGTGGAAGCTCTTCGACTCGACTCTACTTGAGCGTCACAGGTGGAAGACGACATGCGGGATCATCCTGTTCTATGTCGTCTTCTTCGCCTGCATGTCTCTGTACTTCAATCCTTGAGCGACAACAGACCTTCGATAGCTGTGCGGTTGGTAGCCGCGGCGCCGTGCTTCAGCGCTTTGCTTCCTCCAGCGCTCAGCAACCCTCTTGTGGCCTGAGGGGTTACTCTCGCCAAAGTCTGCTGAGCAAATGTTGGAGACAACAGTGCTTTCGCAAGATCATCAAGCACCATAGGCTCTGCAGCCTGCATACCGAACTGCACGGGCCTCAAGGCAGTCCTCATCAAGGCGCTCTCAGCCCAGCTTTGCGGCAACCCGGTTGGCCCAATCAGTTGCCGCATCATGTTTTGAGAGGCTAGCGACTTTGCAGTCTGAGAACCCGCACCGTTTGCAGCCTGGGCCAAATTGGCACTTAGCTCGAGTTCTTTTCGAACCGCGTTGAGAGATGCCATTTGAGCTGGCGTCATTACCTGGTCCAGGCTATTCACCCCTCTGAAACCAGTTGCATTCCTGACCAGACCCATTTCGTCATTCAACGCTCTAGCATAGGCATTGGCCTGCAGCTTCTGATTTCCTCCAAGATCTCGAATCGCTGCAGTTGTCTTGTCCAGCAGTCGCTGCCCCACATCCATCTGATTGAGCTGCTTTTTGCCGGCAAGAGTCGCCTCCCTCGCAGTCCTGAACTCAGGGATCTGTCTTTCCATCCAATCCACAAGTTGCGCTCGAGTTGCCTTAACCGCAGCCCCCTCCTTTCCAGCGATGCCAGCAGTCGGGTCTCTGAGCATGTCATCCATGCCCATTTTCAGATCTTGCAATGCCTGACCAGTGATGGTCCCAGGCTTGACTGCAGATGCAGTGATTGGCTTCCCTGCAGCATCTAGCAGCATGGATGCTGGTGAAACTGTTGGCTGAGTCAGGCCCAACATGCGTCCTTGTTCTTGAGCAATATTGCCAGCGCGACCAAGAGCAGACTTCACAGATGGCCGAGCGAGCAGTTCATTGAAGGCGGAATCAACAGGAACTGTCTTGCTGGTGGCGGCTGAATACAATGGGCCCGTCTGTGCCTTGATAGACGCATCCAGTGCTGCGCGCCTTGCCTCGTCACCGGCAATGCCCTGCAATACGCCAACACGGGCAGCATTGTTTTCTGCTGCTCGTTGGGCAAATCGACCGGAAAGCTGGGGGTCAATCGACTCTAGAGCGCGCTGCAACGATGCTATTCCTCGATCCCCGGTGGATTCCGCCAATGTCGGTATAGCGCCGGTTGCCGTTGCCCTGCTATTGGCGTTGGCGATGGCGCCTGGTTGTTCTGCGAACCGCTGCAGCACGCGCCCAACGACTTTCTCTCTCCCGGATTGGTAGAAAGGCTCCAGTAAAGCCTTACCACCTTGATACAGAGATCCAAGAGCCCTGCCAGCTACCGCGCCCGCAACACCCCCGGCGGCGCCGAGGGCTGCATTTTTGGCAATAGACTCTCCCTGGGCCGTGGGCTCCAGTATCCCCATCCCCCCGCCAGTAGCAGCCGCACCGGCCAAAGTGCCTGCCCCTGGGACCAGGAATGTCGGAGCAGAAAGTGCGACTTTCCCGAGGACAGAGCCAACGGTCCCACTGGTGGTGTTTCGCAGTGCTGCATCTGAGCGCCGTTTCTCATCAACTTCATCTTGGGATGCCAATCCAAGACGCTGTTTGGCGCCAACCCAAAGATCGTTCATACCCATGCCAACGCCTGCGAGAACCCTTTGCCCAACGCCCATGTCATCCGTTGGGTTGTAAGCGGTCTCCTGAGTTGGCGCGGACGTTCTGGCGCCTGATTGGTTTATCGGCCGGCCAGCCTGGGCGTAGTTCGCCTGGGCATAGGCCATCACCTGATCTTGCGTCGCATCGTCAGGCGCCGTGATTTCGTAGGAAGCGCCATCAGGCGCTGTGATGCGATAGGTCGCCATCTCAGTTCACTCTCTGAATGCCCCAGCCGCCAGGCGTTTGATTCTGGGTCGCCGGGGGCTGTGGTGCTGTTGGCATCTGTGGAACCGTGTAAAACGGCACCATGCTTGCGTAGTCAGGATTGCTTGCCACCGCCTGCACCTTGCGTTGGTGCTCGCTGTAGATGTGCTCCCCTGCTCTGCGGGCCGCATTGCTGAGAACTCGCATCTCATCCGGTGTGAGACTCAGGTCTCCAGAGATCGCGCGTTCCGCCAACTTGCTTTCATCATTGGTGATCGCCCCCTGGCCCCGCATCTGCTGGCGACCCTGCAGCGTGAGCTGAGCTAAGCCCTGCATCGCCGAGCGAGTGTTCTCCAGCTTCGCTTTGTGGTCTTTCCCACCCATGCCCAGCGTGTCAGCCCACTGCGCCACGGTCAGGCGTGCATTCGCTGTCGGCCCTGTGATCACCTGCCCAGAGTTCAGCGCCTGATCAATGCTGTTGGCCGCCTGGACCTGCTTCACCGCGGCATCAGCAGCAATCTGCGATTCCTTCATCATGGGGCCGATCTGGCCGGCCAGACTCTCGCCCATCTTGTTGTTGATCTGCACATTGGTGCGCGCGGCGCCGGCGGCAGCCTTGGCCTTGGAATAGGCCTGATAGGCTGGGTTGGCCACAATCTGACCGTTGACCATCATGAATGGCTGATTGGCCGTGTCCTGTACCTGGTCGGGGGTCAGCGACTTTTCCAAGGCGCTGGCCTGCTGCCCGGTATAGGGGTTCCAGCCAACCACCTGGCCGCCAATGTCCTGAGTCTTGATTTCAGGCGCATTGGTAAGGCCGGTGTTGCGCACGCCGCCGTATTCATCCACGCCATATAGCGACTTGGACCCATCGGCTCCGGTGACCTGTTGAATCTCCTTCAGCTTGTCTCGGCCTACATTGCGGATGTCGGCCCATTTGCTGGGATCGGAGAACCCGGCCTGTAGGAAAGTGGCTGGAGAAGCCGAAATGGCCCCATCCTCAGTGGGCGCCATCTTCGCCAGGGCATCCTGCTGCAGCTTGGCCTGGGCCATCTGCAGGAGCCGGTTATTCTGTGTATCCTGGGCCTGACCATAAGCAGAAAGGCCGAGTAGACCGCCGCGACCAATGGCCTGAGCCGTTGTGCCACGGCTGGCCAGAGCGCCCAGGCCCGCCCCCAGCAGCCCTTGAGCCACCGGCGAGCTGAGCAAGCCCATGACACCGCCCTGCTCAGGCTGCTGGCCAAAGACCTGCTGGTATGCGCCATAGCTTGGCATCTGTGTTGCCATAAATCACCCCCTGCGCGCAGCGCGCTGAGCCATGAGTTTTTCCGCGCCCGACATCTGGTTGCCTCGGGCGCCCGACAGCAGGCCAGTGAAGTCAGCTTGCCTGCCAGGGATTCCAGCGGACTGGGCAACTGGCCCTTGCGGGCTGTCCATGAGGCCCATCTTCCCGGCGATGCCGGCCATATCCGAGAACGTCTTCATACCTGCCGGCGACAGCAGGCCGGCTGTTTGGGCCGCCGGCGCCGCTCCGGGAAGAGCAGCACCCGCAGATGACAGGCCTTGTGCACCGCCCATCTCGGCCAGAGACGCCCCCAGCGCGCCGGGTGCCTGCAGACCAAGGCCAGAGGCCCCAGCAGTCAGTCCTAGGCCGCTAGCGGGAGCAGCTGCAGCACCGCCCAGACCACCCAATCCACCAGTCACTGCGCCCAGGCCGGCCCCGGTCAATGCGCCCGTCAGCGGGTCCTTATTCGTCAAGGCGCCGCCTAGGGCACCCACTGCCATTGGCAAGAACTGCAGCATTACTTACCCCCGCTCTGGTTTGTCGTTGTGGTGCTGCCGGCGGTGTTGTTCATCACGCCGGTCATGGCCTGCAGCTTTTTGTAGGGGTCGTCCTGCTGCTGCTGCCACTGCTCATAGTTGAAGTCGGCGTTGTTTTGCGCCTGGTCCTGCAGCGTGTTGCCAGCATTGAGAAGCTGATTCAGGTCTGCATAGTCCTGATTGGCGAAGCCCTGTGCCATGCCCAATGCCGACAGACGGTTCGCCTGATTGGTGTTGTACGCATTGCCGTACATCTGCGTGGCGACGTTGCCCAGGTTCTGCTGCAGCTGGTTCTGGGACTGCTGCTGCATCTGTTGCAGGCCGGAATTTCCGAAGGAGCCAGAACCGACCATGGCTGACTCCATCTGCGGTTTGGCTGTCAGGTTGTAGTTGTCGACCACCGACTTTTGCGCATTGGCCACCTGCTGGTCCAGATAGGGATTCGTCTGGTCGCCCATCATCTGCTGCAGATTTCCCTGAGCCTGATTCCACAGGTCAGAACCGCCGGTCGCCCGGTCGGTGATGCCCTGAAGCGCATGCTGCTGGGTGTTATTCAGGTCTGCATAGCGCTGTCCGCCGTAGCCCTGCCATGTTTTGTTTGCCAGCTGGGTCGAAAGGTTGGCCACATTGGAAAGCAAAGGCCGGATCTCGTCAGGATAGGCAATCGCGCTACTGCTGGTGCTAGTGCCGCCACCACCGCCGCCACAGGCCTTCATCTGGCCCATGGCGCGGCGCTTTTCTTGATGCGGATTCATATGGGCATCCTCAAGGTTGTGTAAATCGGCTCCCAGGAGAGATGCCGTTGATAGAGCCTGACTTGCGCCGGCTTGGCGCTGCAGCGCATCTCTGTGCAGCCGTTGGCCCGGGCCATGGCCGCCAGTTGCTCACTGCAGGCCAGCCAGTGGCCTCCGGGGGCGTACAACTCGCAGATATGCAGCACGCGGACGTTGGGAAGCTGGTCAATGCGCGTCACTGCCCAACCCACGGGCTGTCCGTCCAGGTCGATGCGTATCAAGTCGCGCTCACCACGGCTGAGAAGCAGCTTGAGTTGGTCACCAGTGATCTCGCCGCCCGAGGTTTCGCAGGCCCTGGCCAGCATGTGCGCACCGTCCAACCAGGCCCGGCCGATGAATGCCGCAGGGATGACTTGCAGCTTGTACGTCATGTTCCGGTCATCCCTCTGTCTTCTGCCCAGGTACCCGGCTCGCCACCGGCTACGCATATCCAACCCTTGAGCACATACTGAGCGCCGGCCGTGCCAAGAACCTCAGGAGCACTGTTCTTGATGTAATCCCCAGCCTGGTGTTTCCCGGTTGTTGGCGGTGATGTCAAAGCGTTGTAGCTGCCAGATAGCCGCCCCTCAGACACTGCATTGACCTGTTTTGCGAAGTCAGGCAGGACCTGGGCCAACGCGCGCAAAAGCGACGAAAGATCGTTGCCCAGGCGCAGGTTGTCGGTTTGCAGCTTCATCGGTACCCCGCCTGTTTAAGCCTTGGCTGAACGCCGATCAAGGCATAGTCGCCAATGCTGTCAACCCTGATCCGGTGCCACCTGGCGCGCTGCCGGAGGTCAAAAGCCGCATCGTCACGGATGGCCACGGACGCCTGTTTTACGGGCAGACCGCCATCATCCTTGGTGAAGCCCGTCGCCGTAGCGCTTTGAGGAGACACCTTCAGCCGCAGGGTTACGCGGTCGAGCCACGTCATCTGCTCTTCGTCGCCGAAATCGCCTGTGGTGAAGCTTGATGGAGCCGCTGGTCCGGCGAACGTCACAAGGCGGTCATCAGCATCAAACCCGGCCATCAGCTCCTGAGACTCGACCCAGAAGGGAGAATCAAAGTCGATCTGCGGACCGGTTTCATAGTCCGTCACCAGTTCCGATCCGCCGTCATACGTCGCTGGGGGCGATGCATAGCGCACCACGGCCCGGATGTAGTGATCGGCCCGGCCCCAGCGGCCAGTTGACGGGTGGAACACCAAGCCCTTGTCGACCTCACCATTCCCGCCCACGCTCGGGAAGAAGAACCAGGCCAGCTGATTCTGCTTGTCCCAGAAGGCCACACTTTTCTGCATGAACTTCGGGTCGCGCACGGAGACAAACCAGTCCCGCAAGATGCCGCGGCCAATCGGCCGGACCTGCACGCCGTCGAACGAGTAAATGTCGTCGTCGCCGATGAAGAAATGCGCCTTGCCTGTGTCGCACACTGCATCCTGGCCCACGCAGCCCACGTCAGAGTCGACCATGGTGTAGTTCCACACCTCGGCGGGCCCTGTGTAGCGCCCAACGTAGGTAGAACGGCGCTTGTAGACGATCACGTCATCACCGAGGCGGTGCGCGGCCGAGATTTCCCCTCCAGACTCGACCAGGCGCCCGGTGGTGCACAGTGTCGACACGTTTGGCGTCCAGTCCGATGCATTCAGGTATGCCGAGCACCACCAGCGGTCCGGCGCATCGCCGAAACTCGTGTCTGACGTGTTGAACGCCATCACAAAGCCCTTGAGGCTGACCAGAATCTTGGCCTTAGGGGCGCCGGCGACGGGCGAGAAGTCTGCTCCGGCGGTGCTGATCTGCATGCCGGCGCTCCGGCATGAGGCAACCGAGCTGTTGGCGAACTGGGCCAGTGCCCAGCGCTCGCTATCTCCCAGGCTGAAAGGGCCGCCAGTGCCGGAAACGTTGACCCAGGTGCGCCCTGTTAGCGAATACAACCCTGCAACTGTTCCAACCAGGGCAATGCGGTTGCCGTCCAGGTCAATGGCCGCCATCGCGCCGCGCACAGCTTCCGGCAGAGGGTCGACACCCACCACAGAGAGCGTTGGGCCGGGCCGCATGCCCAATTCAGAGGGAATCAGGTTGCTGCAGTCGGTCAACAGGCCGGCCATGGTCGGGTCGGCGTCGGGCATAAATCCCTGAACTGTGTTCATACCACCCCCGGTGCACTCACAGCCAGAGGCGTTCCGCCCCAGTTGTACCTGTTGTTTGCAGAGAGCATCTCCTGCACCGCCGCTTCGTACTTGGCTCGATACCCGGTCACGCCCTCAGGATCGCGCAGCCAGACCGCGCCCTGCTCGCAGCACTTCCACAGGTAGACGTCATAGTTGTTGCGCAGCAACCAGTTTGAGTCCTCGTTGAACACTAGAGGCGCATAGCGCTGGGTGTAGAGAATCTCGTAAGGAACGCCTGTGGGGCTGCCCAGGATCTGGGCAACTTGCCCGATGCGGGTGAAATATGAGCCACTCAGCTTGGAGCGGAAGTCTTCGAGCGTGAGTTGATAAAACGGAGCGCTGTTGATGCGCAGTTCCTTCAGCTCCTGCATGTCGTCAGGCAGGACGATCTGACCATTCAGAACGGTATCTGCATAACGCGTGGTCTGCATGACCGTCTTGATCCGGGGATCACGGGCAAACTCAGCCTCTGCCATGCGCACGAAGTCGGGGATGACGACATCCAGGTCAGTGCGGTTCAGCCAGGCGGCTACAGACTTCCTCAGGCTGATGTAATTGGCCTCGGCCGCATTTCCTGAAACAGCCAGCGATGGCAGTACGTATGTCATAACCGGCCCTTCCAGACACGGAAGACGCCGTTATCGGGGTCCTCCAGGAACTGCTTCAATAAACCCGAATCCTGAAGAACATCGGCATAGGTCTTGCCACGCTTCTGGGCCCACTCGGCCAGCACAGGGATGGGCACCGAGGCCACATGCTTGTCCCCCATGCCGGTTGTGTGCGCGCCGATGTTGTGCAGGCCTTTGGCACGTTCGACGGCGGCCGTGACGTCTGTCACCTGTTGGACAGTCACCTTGCCATCACCGTGGTCGTGCCAGAGGGTGCGCGAGTAGCCGTTGTTGCTCAGGATTCGTTTCTGCATAAATAAAAAGCCGCCCCGTAGGGCGGCCTCTTTCAGTTGGCGGATGGATCAGGGCTGCAGGTCGCGAATAGCGCCGCTGGCGGCTTCCTGGTTGGACTGCAGCGTCCACTCGGTGTTGATCATCCAGTTGTCGGCGTCACCGGTCTTAGCCAGAGGCGTCGCCTTCATTCCGCGCAGGGTCAGCAGCTTCCAGCGCTTGGGATCGATCAGGAACACATCACGGGCGCGCTGATGGCGGCTGTTGACCACCGTGTAGGTGCCGAAGTCGCCGACGTAGATGTCTGCAGTGGCCACAGTGGTGGCGGCCTTGGACTTCACGTCATTGGTCTTCTGGGCCACACCAGTGAAGCCCGAAAACGTTGCACGCAATGCTGCAGGCACGAACAGAAGCGAGGGATCTCCGCCCTGCTCCCAGCACTTCTGGCCAACGTCCTTCAGCATCGCTTCGGTGAAGCTTCGCAGCGTGCCGTCAGTCGGTGCGGTGTTGGTGTCGGGGTTCGGTGCAACACCGGTAGCGCCCAGATTGTTGTTGGTCGCCAGCCAGCCGGCAATGCCGCGAGCCTGGGGCGCAACACCAGAGGCTGCTGTGACCGCCGTGGTGTTGTTGATGGCCGCAAACTCGATGTCGCGCTTGAGCTCGAGCATCTTCTTGGCCTTCTGGTAGGCCACTTCCGACTTGCGGCCGGCCTTGTCCACCACTTCCTGCGTGCCCGTGACCGAGAAGGTCTTTTCGGAGATCTGTGTTCGGTTTCCAACTCGCTTAGTGGGTGTGGTGGCTGCAATGGTTGCGTTGTTGCCCTGCTCCACCTTGTTGTTGGCGGCTGCGCCCAATGCGTCGGTCTGCCACTCTGGGAAAACCGAGGATGCGGCTCCCTTGCTGATGGCCGACACGAAGGGGGTTTCTTCAGGGGAGATGCGGTAGATCACATCGGCCAGCTCTTCGCGGTTGTTCGCGTGCGAACTCCTGCACCTGTTGGTACTGCTTGGCAACCTGCTCCGATGCCTGCTTGCGCTCATCGGCCAGGGCCTGGGTCTTCTGCGTGTAGTCGGACTGCCGCAGGTAACCAGCCTTCAGCTCAGAGAGAGGGGCTTCCAGAGCCTCGCCGCCGGCAGTGGTCCACGAAATGACTGCATCGTCGGCAGGGGCCTGGGCGGCTTGTCCTTCGTCGTCTGCAGCTGCCTCTTGCTCGCCTTCCAGGTCGCTTTCGGCTTCGGTGGCGCCTTCGGCCTGGGAATCGTCTACACCTTCTGTTGATTCGGGGGCGTCTTGCGCTTGTCCTTCGTCTTCGTTCAGTGCACTGGCCAGGTCTTCCAGCGTCGGGCTTTGGTCTTGATCGTCGTCCATGGTCGTTGGTGTGGTTGGTCTGCCCAGGTGTGAGCCCAACGAAAAAAGGGCCGCACGCCGTCGCATGCAGCCCCTTGTCGGGTTGTTCCTAACTGGTCAGCCGGGCAAACCGTGCCCGGGCGGTGTTGAAAAACGGTTACTCGATGGTGCCGTCGCTGTAGGTCACCGACACAGGGCCGGCGCTCAGGCGGATGCCGCCATAGGTGCCGGGCCAAGTGATTTCAGAGGCATGCGGGTGAGTGGCAGCCGTGGCCACCACGTCGCGATCGATGTGCTTGCCTTCCACACGGCGCAGGAAGGCCTCGAGCGGCTCCAGCGGGTCCTGGGGGGCTGGATCATCCACTTTTGGATCATCTTCAGCCGGCTTGGAGACGGGACTGGATTCAGTCTCAGCCGCTTCCGCGACCACTTCCACCGTCTTCTCCTGGGCAGGAGGGGCTTCATTGCCCGGGGCCTCGTTGGTTTCCACTGCAGGCGCCTCGCCCGCTTTACTCTTTGCTTTAGACATCGCGCATGCGCTCCTGGATGGCTTGGAGACGGGACTGGATTTGGGCCTCATTGGTCAACTCGGCCTGCTCCAGCTTGTACCCGTCAATCACAAGATGGAACACTCGGAAAAACTGCTCTGCGCCCTTGAGCATGGCAACCGCGGCTTCGCGGCGCTCACGCTCATGGAGCGGCAGAGACAGGATCTCGTCCTTCAAAGCCTGCTCCACCACGGAGCGGGCCTCTTTCATCAGCGGGTCATCAAGCAGGCGCGTGGCCTGCTCTGCCCGGTATTTAGCGTCGCTCATGCTTGTCCTCTCTGGAACCGGCTGGCAAATCCGTTGATGACCTGTGCCACGTAGTCAAGCTGCTCCGGCGTGATGTTGGGCGCCTGCATGTTCTGATCCAGCTGCGTGCCGCCGATCAGGTTCTGAGCCGGCTCCGTCATCTGGCCGTCCATGCGTGCTTGGCCCATCACGTAGCCGGCGGACAGCTCGATCAGAGACTTCCAGGCGTCCTGCTGCAGCTCCATTTCCTTGAGCTGGCGATCTGCGGCGCGCTGCTTGTCACCTTCTGCCGCCTCAGCCTGGAGCTTGATTACCTCCATCTGCTGCAGATGCTGGTACTTCGCCTGCTCCATCTGGGCCTTGATCTGCTCCGGCGATGGCTGGGGCGGCTTCTGCTGAATCTTGTCGGGCGGAATCAGGAACTTCTCGGCCGCGCCCTTGAGCTTGGCGTTCTTGGCCAGGGCCTTGCCAAATTCATAGATCTGCTCCGGGCCGACCATGCCCACCTGTGCGGCCTGCTGCATGAACTGGCCGAACTGCTGCAGCACCATCAGGGTTTCGGTCTTGTCTCCCGTGCCGAGGCCAACGTCCGTGCTGACGTCCATGTCAGGCGACCACATGCGAGGGTCGAACTGCACGAACTCATCGCGCAGCCGGATGGTCAGCGGAATGTCCTGGTATTGGGTGATCAGCCTGAGCACCAGCTTGAACAGATCCTTCACCCCGCTTTCGGCGAACATACGCAGGATCAGCAGCATGCGCCTGTCGGCCATGTTGGAGATCTTGGTGATGCCCGTGGCGGTCTTGTTCAGGCTGTCAGCGTCAAGCCCCTGGTTGTAGCGGGTGACGCCGGTGCGGCGCTCTCGCATGCCTTGGGTCATTTCGATTCCGGCCAGCGACTCGGTGGCAACCAGGGCGGTCTTGATAGGCGACACAGCGTCTTGTGCTGGCCCCTCGCCCCGGATGATCCCGCCGATGCGATTGCTGATCACATCGTCCAGGTTGACGACTGCTTTCTGGTTGACGTAGGTGCGCGGATTGTTGGCCAGATACAGCGAATCCACATACTGGCGCGTCAGGCCGCTGCTCAGGCGCTGCAGCTCCGTCACCGGGTCAGCCAAGGCCATGCCGATCACGCGGTGCGGCAGCTTGATAGGCGTCAGGACAGCGTATTCGTGCCCCTCGACCTCTTCATTCTCCAGCTCGCGATCGCCAGACACCAGGATGCGGCGCCATTCGGCCACTCCGTCACCGTTGTAATCGCAGCGGATGAAGCCTTCAAACAACCTCACCTCTTCCAGCGACTTATCGGCGCTGTCGTTGGGCAGGCTGGTGCGTTCGTCTTCCTCCAGCAGGTTGCTGGCCCCGTCATAGCTCTTGATCTCGTCCACATCGCTGATGCCCATTTCCTTGAGCTGAGAGCGCGTGTAGGTGACCCATTCGCCCAGTAAGCGGGCCTCTTCCATGGTCTTGGCCGTGCGGTTGACCAGGAAGTCAGAGGGCGGAACGTTGCGCAGCTTCACGCAGCCGCGCTGCTTGCGCATGATGGTCAGATCGAACAGCTCTGGCATCTGCAGGCCGGCTGCCTGCATCACATCGGGCGTCAACTGCTCAGAGTATTCCGCCTCGATGATCGATACCGCAGGGTCTTGGGTCATCAGAGTGACCTGCTCCAGGGTAAGGCCACGGAACTCCTGCCGAACCGGGTCTTCTTGCACCCACTTGGCACGGACCACGCCGATCTTGCTCAGCAGCGAGTCCTTGATCCAGTCCATGAAGATCAGGAAGCCGGGGTTCTCGTTTTGAATGACGAAGTTCACGAGCTCGGTGGCCTGGTCTGCATACTCCGCATCACCAGGGCCTCGAGGCAGGAACTCGCCAATGTTGTCGCCGCAGAAAAAAGGCTCCAGGAAGTTCGGCAGTGCGCTCTCGATGGTCTCGAACACATCCCAGGAAACCACCTGAGAGCGGCCATCCACCTCGTTGCCCAGCGGCAGGCCCAGGTAATACTGCAGATTGCGCTGCTGCTCGGCCCGGATGCCACCGGTGAGCCAGCTCTGCGCATCATCGATTTCATGCTCCAGCACCTGCCGGAACGTGTCTTTTTCCATTGTCATCACACAATTCCTATCTGAGGGAGCGGTAACGGCGCCATGACGCGCGGCGGCTGCCAATCGCAGCACATGAGCCCGAAGGCGTCAGAGCCGTGGCTTGACCAGTCGTGCTCTGGGCCCAGGCCCACATCGCGCTGCTCGTTGCGCTTTTCGTGATACCAGGCCAGGGCATCGCGGCCCGGGCCAGTTGTTTCTTCGTTGAACCAGCAGCGGTGAAACTGCGAGCGTGTGGCCTCTACCCGCTTGAGCGCGGCGCCCTTGCCCTGGTTCGGGATGCTGCTGGCGTCAAAGCCGTGCTTGCGCAGCTCGCTCTCTGGGGTGACTGCGAACACCTTGTCGCTCGTGTCCCCGTCATGGGGCAGCCGGATGATGGTGTTCTCAGGCTTGTGACCTCTGCTGTGCAGCCATTCGATATGGGCCGCCATGGGCTGGCCCTGGGCTTCGTAGTAGTCGACCACTAGGATCTGCTGGCCCACGAACTGGGCTATCCAGAGGGCGAAGCTGTCGGCATCCCGTCCAGTGCCGCCGATGTCGGCATAAGCCCGGCGCTTCATGATCGGGTCCATGGGGACCACGCCGATGCGCCCTTGCTCCTTGGCCAGCAGCAACTGCTTCGTGTAATAGGCCCCAACGTGGCCTTCCTTGTATGCGCCTTCCCAGATGTGCTCGTAATCGTCTGGGCGCTCCAGCTTGTCGGCCTGGCGATCCCGCTCCAGCTTGGCCGGGAACTTCGGGTTATCGCGCCAGTTGATCTGCACACACTTGATGCGCGGATTCTTGGAGTGGCGGAACCGGCTCTCGACTGGCGCATTCTTGCGCAGCGGGTTCCATGTGACCCAAAGCTCGGCGTTCCAGCCGTCGCCCTCTTCCCGCAGCGTTGGGATCAGTGTCTGCCAGGCGGTCTCCGTGACCGGCTCGGCCTCATCGACCCAGCACAGCAGCAAGCGCCCCTTGGACTTGATCGAGGCAATGTTGCGGTCCAGGCCGGCGAAGGCGAAGCTGATGCGCCCATCCTTCGATCGGATGAACTTCTCGCCCATCTCGTAATAGGCCGCCAGGAATGGCACGTCCTCGATGGCCCGTTTCACTTCCTCCAGGCTGGAATCCTCTAGGGAGTTCATGAACTGGCGCGCGCACAGGATGATGCCGCTCGTGCCGGCCATGCCGTACTGGTAGCCCTTGAGCGCCGCCATCGTGGCAAAGCTGCGAGTCTTGCCAGAGCCACGGCCGCCGTGGGCCGCGCGCACGTCTGCCTCCCCCGAAAACAGCTCAATCAGCTTTTCAGGGAGGGCGATCTGTGCAGTTGTCATTTCTTCAGGGGGACCAGCTCAACGCGGGTGATGGTTTCGACGGGGCCGCCAGTCGGGCCTGTATGGGCAATCTTGTCGTTCAGCATTCCGAGGTGACGCATTGCCAGCTGGAGTGCAGAACCCTTGTCAAAGACCTTGGTCTTGAGCGTGTAGCCAGCAACCAGATTGCCGCGCCTACGCTTGAGAGCGCCACCGTGGGGCTGGTCTTCGAGCTCTTCATCAACTTCTTCGCTGCGCTCCATCTCTTCCTTGACCTCGATGGAGGCAATGGCCGCTGCGGTGTCCGAATCCATCTCGTGCGGATCCTTCATGGTTCCGTCATCTCGGTAGAGGCGGCGAATGTCGAAGAAGGCGATGCGCGCCAACTCTTGCAACACCCGATCTTGGGTGATGTGAGTGCGCTGCTCGCGGGCCTTCATGGCCGCTTTAATCGCCGTGTCTACCTCAACATTTCTCAACAGGCGTTCACCTTGTGATGCAGCAGTTCTTGCGCTGTAGCGAGCCCTGATCGCGGCCTGAGTCGCGTTCAGGTCAATCAGGTACTCGGCCACAAAGCGCTCTTGCTTTGGGGTGAGTGCCATGCTTTTCTTTCAATGAGGTGCCACCACACAGGCCTAGCGTCCCATGTGTCAGTGCATGCTTTGCCGGACGCGCCTGGTGGTGGCGAAACTGTCTTTGCGATGCACCCGCGTGGATGCAATGCAAAGAGCCCTCACTCGAGGGCTCTCTACCAGCAGTGGAGATCAGGCTGACGGACACATGCGCCAGGAGGCGGTCAGCACTGGGCGTTCACGCTTGGCCAGCGATGCAGCGAATGCAGCCGCCTTGACCAGGATGGAAGGCTTGGTCTGCTTCTGCTCGGCCACCTGGGAAGCCATGGCGCAGGCTTCCTTGACATGGAATCTGATGTAGCGACACACAGCGGCGATGGGCTGGCTGATGACTGCGGCCACAGAATGACCAATGAGAGCGCATGCGGCCAGGGCCAGCGCAACGACACGACTGCGGAACATAGGTTCACCTTTCGACTTGGTGCTGCGGCTCACAGCGGGATCCTTGCCATAGCGGGAAACGGGTTACTGCTCTGCCAGCTTGGAGCGCAGCTCGTAGCCCATCAGGGGCCAGATCTTCTGCACCGCGTTCTGGCGCGCGATCTTTCGGCCGATCTCAGCGTCGAAGTTCTCAGGGCTGGCGCATGCGCTCTCGCCCGTCACAGTGAAGCCGTTTTTCAGCACCAGGACGCAGAAGGTCAACAGCGAAAGCGCATAGGGGTTCTTCCCGCCGACGCTTGTATGGCCGCGATTTGCACGACCGACGCCATCTTCTGCAGTGAAGTAGTGCTCGCTGGCGATATTCGCCTCGATGTCAGCAGGCGTGACGCGCGCAGCGGTCTTGCCCTTGTCCTGGATCTCTTGCTCGATTGCTGCGTCGCTCATGACTGCCTTTCGGGAATAAAAAAGCCGCCGAGGCGAACCAGGGCGGCAGGTGCCGGCTTTCGGCCAGCAGGAGACAAACGAAAAAGCCCCGGCGGTTGAGGCCAGGGCTTTGGAATTTTTGGGCGCAACGGCCCGAGACGTATTCTGCACGAACTGTTTTTTGCGTCAACCCCCTATGACGCCCTTTTCCATCAGGCCGCGCGTGAACAGGTTGCGGGCCTCCATCAGCAGAATCTGGCGCTCTTCCCAATTGGCCGGAAGCCTGGGGCTGCTCCACACCTGGGCCCGGCTGTGCAGGTTGCGCGCCTGGAATGCCAGGGCGGTCCGGTGGGGCTGGGGGATGGCGTCCATCACAGCGTCCACGGTCTCCATGCATGGGCCTTCTCCATCGCTGCCCGCCGGGCCCAGGGCGCAGGACGGTGAGCGGCTGGGGTAGCCCTCGGCAATCGTGTCGCCGGCGCTCCAGTTGTGCCACTCCCTCAGGATCTCGTTGAGCAAGTCGTTCAGCTGGCACTCGTCGATGTGCTGGTGTTCTGCCACTGCGTTCATATTTGCTCCTATTTTTCTAGCATCAAGCGCTTTACTGTTATGTTCAGCGCTGCGATTTCATCCATCTTCTTGATAGCCCACATGCGCCTCTGGCCGTGCCAGCCCATGAGGGAGCCGGTGTGGCAGCTGGGGCACAGGGCAACGGCTGTGTATTGCTGGCCCTGTTTGATGTGGTGGGCTTCGCTGGGGCCGGGTTCATCGCAGACGCTGCAGGGCAGTTGCTTCACCCGGGCCAGATGCTCGCGCTCGGCATTGGTCAGGCGGTTCAGCACTGATCTCCCTCCCATGGCTTGAAAGCCACGCCCGCCTCAGCGCCGAAGGCATAGAGCCATTCGATGAAGCCGCGGGCCATCTTGTCGGTGAAGTCCTTGGACTGGGTTCCCAGCATTACGGTCTCACCACGCAGGCCACGACCAATGCGCAGATCACCAAAGCGCGCCCACTCGTCGCAGAACTGGGAATCGCGCAGCGTGTCCATCCGGAAGGCGCTGATCAGGATCCGCTTTGCGTCGTCGGTGTTGGCCAGGTCGCCGCCCACTTGCGCGCTGATCTGGTTGATCAGGCTGTGGAAGTGGCGGCTGTGGCGCTCTTGCCGGCGCTCGGGCCGGAGCTCCAGAACCAGACGGCGGCCATCCTCCAGCACCTGCTTGGCCTGCTTCCAGGCGCTGATGACGGCTATGTGTCCCTGCTCTGGGGTCTTGAGAACGAGGGTGAGGCGGTCGCGCATGTCACGCTCCTTCCTGCTGGAGCAGCCCGTGCTCCACGATGCGCAGCGCGCCGATTGCTGCCGCCAGCGGGATCTGGCCGTCGTACTTGCCCAGCACTGCGTTCAGGTCATCGACCAGCTCAGCGATCTGTGGGTATGGCCGGCCGCCGAAGCTCTGGGGGATGACGTTGGATGAGGTCGTGTCCATGGTCAGTAGCCCTCCATGCTGTTGGCAGCACCAGCGATGACCAGGGTGATACCCAGCACCAGGCCGGCCAGGAATGCGGGGATAAGCCAGAGCCAGCTCATGCAGTCACCTTTTCTGGTTTCCCAGCCCATGTCAGCGTTTCATCTTCTCCACCGTGGTCTCGGATGGGGCGCAGATACTTATCCTCTGCGAATTCCGTCTCAACGATGATTCCGTTTTCGTGAAACCTCATCACCGTGCCCTCGGAGAGCACCCACATGTCGGAGGTACCGATTTCGAATAACTCTCCGGTCGTGGAGTGAGCAAAAGATCCTTCTTCCATCAATGCTTCAACTCTGACAATCCGGCCAGAACTCTTGTTGCCCGATATGACTACACCAAGCTCTCCGGGTTTCATATTCAGTTTCATACCAACTCCACCTTCCCCCAGTGGGCCAGCAGCACCGCTTCGGCGCGGTTGTGGTCTTTCTGGCGCGTGAGGTCGCCGGCGGCTTCCGGGTGCAGCTTGCGGGCCATTTCCAGAGCTTTGGTTTTCTCGGAGCCAAGACGGAACAGCTTCTTCCAGGTCTGAGGCGGCACATGCTGCACGGGCCACTTCAGGCACTCAACCACAGTCTCGATCGCTCCCAGGCTGCGCAGCAAGCTGGCCTGCGTCTGCACGGAGTTGTTCTTGCCGCCCATGGCGATGACGCGCTCGATGAAGACTTGCGGTTTGGCTTCACCAGCAGGGCAATGCTTGAGCAGCAACTGGCACAGTGCATAGCCGTCGATCTTGCGTTTGACCAGGGAGTCCGGGCCAGCCCCGGGCACCGGCATGGTGGGCAGGTCAAAGACCGCTTTCACACCAGCCTTGTCCAGCACCGCGCAAGCACCTGTCAAACCTGGGTCGATTCCAATGATGATCATGATTCGTTGCTCCTGCTTTTATTCGTTGATGGCTTACAGACCGAAGTCCTCCAACCCCAGCTCAGGCGGGCACATGGCCTGGCAGCGTTGGTCGAAAAATTCAAGGGCCCATTCCTTGGTGGCCACGTTCATGGCCATCTCTGTCAGAACTTCGAGGGTCATCTGAGGTGCTACATCCGGAAAGCGGCTCAAGCTGGTCGGCTTGTGGATGAACTCGAAGACCTCAATCAGATTGACGGGCTCGCTCTTGCTGTCGAGCACGCGAATGGCGAAGTGCACGCATTGCGCGCCACGGCTGACCATGGACACGCAGTTCATTGCAGCCAGCAGGTCCTCGTCCTGGCCTTCGGTCATGAGGATGCTGTTCAGGGCGCATGCCTCTTCCTGGGTCATAAAGCTGGCGTAGGTCATGCGAGAAGCTCCTGTTGCGTGGTGGTGTTGGCCAGCAGGTGCATGGCCTGCTCTGGCAGCGTGGAAATGCGGGTCTTGCCAGTGGGGCTGCCGTTTTTCAGCACCGCAATGGCACGTTCACGGTCTCCGACCAGAGCGGGCCTAGGCAAAGGGATGCCGCGGCTGGTGTAGTCGTGGTCCGGCGAGCGGTCGCCCGGCAGACGGCGCTGGTACTCGAACTGGCCGCTTTCGGTGTAGGCCCGGTGGGCAAGCTGGAAACGGTGCTGCAGGTAGGACAGTTCTTTGACTTCGGTCCGGCACACCTTTGGCCAGCCGCCCAGGTCTTCGACCACGGCATGGATTGCGGGATCGTCAAACACCACGTCGGTGTAGGCCCCCACAGCGCCAATCGCCTCCAGAACCTTGCCCCAGGCCATGGCAGCACGGTCGGTGGTGGTGCCCTGTAGGACGCGGGCAATGTCGGCTACCTTCGGCGCAAATTGGCCGTGCTCGGCATCTGTGCAGTGGCGCTGCATCGCCTTTTCGATCTGCTCCAGGTCGAAGGCCTGGCAGGCGTTCCACCACAGGTCCAGCACAAAGCGGCTGGCATCTTTGCCGTAGTAGGCCAGCACGTCGGTGATCAGCTGGGCAAACGATGAGCGATCGGACTGTCGCATGTCATGCTCCTTCTGCGGCCCAGGCGTCGGCCACGTTGCGGTTGCGCTGCTCCAGGGCTTCCTGGCGGTTTGGCGGGATCACGGTTGTGCGGCGGCCGGGAACAGGCGGCGGCAGCGCGGCGGCCAGCCACTCCAGCGGCTGCAGGGGCTTGGCCTTTGCACATTCGCGCAGCTTGTCGATCAAGGCTTCATCGCCATGGGCCTTGCGCAGGCCACCGAGGAAGGATCGGCCCTGCTTCTCCCCTGTCCCGGCGTTGACCAGCATGGACAGCCCGTAGCCAAAAATGATTTCTGCGGGGTCTGTCAGCTTCGGCGGCTCGCCGCCCGTAGCGTTAGCTACGGAACTATTTATTGGTGTTGGTGTTGGTGTTGGTGTTGGTGTTGGTGTTGGTGGCAATGCGTTGGCATCAGAATCCGATGCCGTGGCATAAGAATCTGTATGCCGTGGCATTGCCGGTGCATCACCACTTGCAGTGCCGTTGCCATTCATGTGGTCGCCAGATTGATCGTCGCAGGCATTGCCAGCTGGCTTTTTCCAGCGCTTGTTGGCACGTTCCCGTTGCTTCTCCTGCTTGTCCAGCATGGTTGCGATTTCGGCATCTGCACGGCGGTTGATCCAGCCGGCTTCCGTCAGCTCGAAAAACTCTTGCAGCACCACTTCAACAGCTTCACGCTGGCTTTCAGTGGTGGCCAGGACAAGGCGGCAGACAGCGCGCAGCTCAACCGGCAGCGGCTTTTCGGTGATGTAGTAGGTGTCGAGAAGACGGCGGTATGCCGCGTCCTCTTCCCAGCTCAGATGCCGGGTGGCGCTCAGGTAGTCGCCAATGTGAAAGGGGTAGTAGTTCATGGCCGGCCGCCTTGAACAAATGCGTAACGGAAAAGTTCAGAGAGGGCCATCAGCGCCTCCGAAATGGCAAAACCCGGCCCTGCTGCTGCTTGATGCGGTAGCGTTCGTCCAGGCTCTGCTGTGCCAGCTTGGTGGCAGCTTGTTGAGGGGTAAGCCCATGCTCTGCGGCATAGGCATCGAGTGCAGCGGCTTCTTGATCCGAAAGATCGAGGGGCTGCCCGGTGGGTGGTGGTGCTGGCACTGTTTTTCATTCCGCGTTACGCAACCGTTGCTGAAATGACGCGCCAGCGTCACGAGTTTGTAGCTCGCATTTCTGTAGCAGCCGCTGCAGACTTGGAGCTATGGAAACGAGTCAAACCCTCCAAAACCAGCTCACGCAGAAATACAGACTTCTGCATGCCGTTGAACTCGGCCATCGCTTCGGCCAGCCTGTCCTCTGCATCGTTCAGGGACAAGTTCACACGGTTCTTGCGAATGTGGGCGGGGTCGGCGTACATGGCTCAGGCCTCTTGAGTAGTTGTGGTGGGGGAAACGGGGGCGGCCTGCTCTGCTTGCTGCATGCGCCAGAGGGCGGCCTGCACGCGGTCGACGATGCGTGCCGGAAGAACTTCAGGCCACTGATTGACGGCCTGATAGCTCACACCAATTGCTTTGGCAGCAGCCGGGATGGAGCCGCCCAGTTGTTGAATTGCTTCAGCTTTGTTCATGCGCGAATTGAATCATGATTCATCTTGAAATGCAATCACTATTCACATTCCTTCAAGCATATTTCAAGCATGATTGAATACAGCGAGCGCCTCAAGGCGGCCATGGATGCGCGATCGACCTCCGTATCCCAACTCGCCACAGGTATGGGAGTCAGCTATCAAGCTGTCAAACGCGTACTCGACGGCCTGTCAAAAGCTTTTTCTGCAGCCAACAACACCAAGGCTTCAGCCTACTTGCGCGTCAGCCCAGATTGGCTTGCAACCGGTGTAGGGTCTATGGATGCGACATTCGATAGAAATATCCGACCCATCGCCGCAGGAATGCGTGCCTACCCTGTCATTTCCAAGATTCAGGCAGGGCGCACAAAAGAGATGGTGTGTCCCTATGAGCCAGGCGATGGCTTCGCAGTCGAATTTGGCGAGAACGATGCTTCTGCATGGGCGTTCTACTTCGAGATTGAGGGAGATTCGATGCTCCCAGAATTTCGCGAAGGTGACAGGGTTCTGATTGACCCCGAGGTGATTCCGCGACCAGGAGACTTTGTAGCGGCTCGAAATTCAGAGCAAGAAGCCACATTCAAAAAATACCGAGTTCGTGGAATTGATTACGCTGGCAAAGAAATTTTTGAGCTCGTTCCATTGAATGATGACTACCCCATTTTGCGAAGCGATGAGCATGAGTTGTCTGTGATAGGGACAATGCTGGAACATAGGCGTAAGTTTCGGCGATCGAAATGATATTGAAATGTATAAAAGATTATTTACTATCGCTTGGATTTTTCTGATTTTCACTAATCCTGCTTACGCGCAGCGAGTAGGCTTAACTCGCGGCGCCGGCATGGTCAGCTGCGGTGAATTTATAGAAATACATCAGTCTGGTAGGTCTAATGCTGCATTCAGCCAGTGGGCAATGGGTTACATGTCTGCATATAACCATTTCGCTTCGCACCCACAAGTCAACATACCAGAGCCAGCAACCATAAATCTATATGCGGAAAAATTCTGCAAAGAGAACCCATTGGGTAGGTTTGCAGGAGCTGTTTCAGCATTGATCGCTGAATCTGGGGGATTCAAGCCTTCTGGTTTCAAAGACAAGAATCAAAATTACTAAATGAACCTCTTCCACGTCGCGCCAATACCTCTTGGCGTGGGCTCGGTGATTGAGCCGGGGAATTGGGGAAGGCTAATGCGATTCAATGATCAACAATCATTTGTTGTTCAAAGAGAAAAAATTCTTGAAGAAGTAAGGGCGGCGCATTACCCCAATAAACCATCAAGAATGAATTGTGTTTTCTGCTTGATGTTTTCCTCAGATGCCGCTGCCTATCGAGATGAATTCGGCCCGAGAAATATCATCTACGAGGTTGAGGCTACTCGTGAAAGTGCATCCGTGCATATTGCACCAATAGCACTTGTTCCATCAGAAGAAGTTAGTGACTTAGCTCAAGCAGCGCACAACTACTGGACTTTCTCATTGGTCGATCACGCCCAAGCAAGCAGTACAGATCAACAACCCTATCTTGTTTCGAATGTGGTGACCAAAAGCATGATTGCATCCGCGCCGGAGATCCTGCTCAGCTGCTCCATCAGAGTTGTGTCTCGTCTTGATGAACTTGAGCGTTAGGCCGTAGAGCTCCAGCGCTGCATTGAGCTCACCACGGTCAGCTCTTAGCTGCAACGCCCTCGCCTCCTTCCAGAACGCATCCTCAACCAGCCCGCCCAGAGCGGGCTTTTTTTCGTCTGTGTGGTGTGTGGTCATGGGTGGAGCTTACCCTTGACTGAATAGAAATTCAAAATAAATTTAAATCATGATTGACACCGCTAACTGAATCATGATTCAATTCACCACATCGCAGCACAAAGCAGTAACGCAAAAGTGCAGCGAAGGGACTCAGTCCCGGGGCGCCCGGATGCAAGCCTATCTCTCCGGTGAGGGTGGATCCCAAGAGCAGAAACAGCCAGCGGCATGGGTGTGCCGCGACTGGGCCTGAAAGGGCTCAGACCAGAGCGTCTTCGTTGAGGGCGTTGCGGTTTGAGAAGGAGATTGAGATGTGAGCTTTGCCAGCATGCGGCCTGCATGTGCCCTCCCCCGCTGGGCTAAGCGGGGCCAAAAACAAAAGCGTCTTCATCCGAGGGCGCTTTTCTTTTTTCAAAAGGAGCAACCATGGAAATGCACATTTCACCGGCTACCAAGCACCGGGCCGAGCTGGCCAAGATCATGGCGGCAGCCGATTCTTTCCAGCCTGAACGCGGGATCATCGCTGGCGGCGCGCTCACAAGCGCTTTCACTGGCCGCGAAATCAACGATATCGACATCTATTTCGGCTGTGTCGGCGACTTCCAGTTGGCAGTGCAAGACGCTTATGACGAAGGCTGGTGGTGTGTGTCCGCAACTGATCGCGCGGTGACTTTCATCCGTGGGCCGCGCGTCATCCAGTTGATGTGCTTTGGCTTCTTCGCCAGTCCGGCAGAAGTATTTGATGCCTTCGACTTCACGGCCTGCATGG